AAGGATCTATGTCTTAAGATTTGACTAGCAACACTTCTGGTAGTGTCAATCTGTACACACATATTAACCATTTCAAAGGGAGACCAATGATTATGTTTAATAAGATATTTAATTAATTTAATACAATTAGGATTATCTTGATTATCTGGATTAGATACTCTAGCCATATAAGCTATCAATTGTTCAGCATCAGGAGTGACATGAACTAACTCTACATTATGCATACAGTAGTATAGGTTGTGGTGGGATTAATGTTTGTGGTGGGATGTTTAATAAGTTCTCACGGGATTCATCTTAATATTAAAGTAATAAGAATTCTTATTAAAGGAGGTGTTTATAAAGAATGAAGAAGAGGGAGTGTTTGTCTTTGTGTCTTTGGATCCTCCTCGCTCTTCATTAGAGAAAGAAGGAGGAATGAGAGCTTGGTGAGTTCGTAGAACGAACCCATGTCTCGAATTCCTCCCCGTTCGGAGAGTCGGGTCCACCCTTCCCTTCCCCCCTATACGGGTGGGACCGTTCTAAACCCAAGTGGGGACTGAGGTTTTAGAATTACCTTTAGCTTGTTGTCTTTGTTCAAAATTCATACCCATTACGAGATGATTAGCAGAAGATTGAGGATCATCAAAAAATTCTTCTAGCATTGAATTCCATTCATTACGTTTACGATTTTTAATTTCTTCTAGGGCAGAGATACCCATTGCATCTGTATAATATTGTACACCTTGAGCAAGAGCATCAATTCTATCGTCGTGACGGATTGCACCTTTTTCACGACACATACGAGACATTTGATAGAATAACATATAAAGAAGACGTTCTTCTGGTGCAGCTTGTGGGTTAGATTTAAAGTCCCATTCTATAACAGACCTGTCGATAACGAGTCGATGTTGATTGAGGATGGGCTCAAGGGAATCAATGATTCGATCTTCTTTTCTAACATTTGCTCGGACTTCTTCAATATCAATTGCTTGTTTGGTTTGTTGAAGATGTTTGCGGAACAACTCGCTAACAATACCGTCACCAAAATTAGTTTCAATGAGGAGTTTAGTAACACCATATTTTTTACAACCTTTTAAAATATCGAGTAATGTATTGTCGCTGTACCCGTCTCTGTAAGCACGCATGTCGTGCAAGTACAAGAAACCGTTACGTTGGGAGATAAAAGCTGCTGCCGTTTCATCCGAGCCACGACCCGACGGGTCAACACTGCAGATTGTTTCTTGGTAAGGATCCCATGTTCCTTGTAACTGCATTGGAGAGTAGAAATAGTCTCCAGGTAATCCAACAATGGGGAGGTCTTTGATAACGTTTTGTGGATCGGAGCACCAAACGATGGATTCGGGAGCAGTAGAGGGGTTAACGCTAGTGACGATAAGGTCAGAGCATTTAAGAGGGAATTTTTCAGCATCGGATAAACTCGTATCTAACATGAACTGCAACATAAAGTTGCTACGACCCATTGATGCTTCACGTTCAATTAAGTCATCATTATCAAACCTATCATCTGTTACATCCCATTGTTCAGCACCACCATCTATATCTTGTACCAGTTGAGGCGCTAGAAGGCCCTCGTATTGAGAAACCTTCCTAGGATACCTAGCAGGCCAAACAAAGGGCTTGTAGGCCCTCTCAGCTAGCTTACGATAGACAGTAAATGTTGTCTGAGGTGTACCAAGAAACATAATACGACTATCATTCTTGGGAGTAAGGATAGATTCAGCTTCAGTACATAATTGTAGAAGTTTCTCCCTCATAAATTCTGTCATTGAGTTGCCAGGAACCTCAATATCGTCAAGGATCATTAAATCAGCACGAGAACCGGTAAGCTGACCAGTAATACCCACTGATTTAACAGAAGGGGCTTGGTGAGGGGAGCAAGCCACATCAAATGAGATACGACTCCAACGGGAGTCATCAGATTTAGGGCGCAAATGTACCAACCAGGGTGTTTCAATGATTAATTTTTGTAGGAAGATTGACATGTTATCTGCACGTTCTTTAGATGCAGATATGATCATTATTTTCTTTTCGGGGTTATTAAATAAAGTCCAAAGAACAAAAGCACCAGTAATCCAGCTCTTACCAACTCCCCTAAATGCTTGGATTTGTAAACGCTTTGGACCGTGTTGAAGGTAATCAGCAATTGCATATTGAGCACGTGTAGGGTTTGGTAGATCTAATTCACTCCATAATGCTTGTAGGAATAGCTTAAAATCGTCTTTAAGGAGGTCTAAAGTGTTCATAGGTAGAATCTAGCGTGTAGGGGGTTAGGAGGGCTTGTAGAGGCTTTTAGACTTGTCCTGTTAGCTTTTTCCAGCCATATTCAAGTTCATTAAGAGGATCAGTTACAAACTTTTCTATTGTATCTGAGTCTAGAATGGGTTTAGGTAATTCTTTTTCAACAGCAAGTTGCTTAGATTTTGCAGCACTTTCTACTGCTGCTTCATTAATTTCAGCAGTTCTTTCTTTGTCTTGTACTTGTTTAATAGTATCAACAAAACCTGCCCCAGTAGAGCCTTCTAAAATAGCATCAACTAGTTGATAGCCACCAACAGCCATAGCAGCGGGACCAACAAATCTAGCAACTCCAGCACCAATACTCAATGCTTTTGGTATTTGTGAAGCAACACCAGGTATTTTAGAAGCATATGAAGCTAGTCTGGCTTGTTGCATTGGGTTTACTTTTAATACTTGTTGGATACCAGCACCTATACCAGCACCTATAGTAGTTTGTTCAGCAGCTTTACCGTAGTTACCTTGAAATGCAGATGTAATAGCTTCAGGTTCTATTATTGAAGCGGCGCCTACTGCTGCACCAACAGGGTTTCGAGCAATGGCTTTACCCATTTCTTCTAAATTAGGTATAAATGACAAACGAAAAGAACCTTTTTCAATAATGGGCATAGCTTGGTAAGCTCGCTGCATTACGTTCGGGGCTTTTGTAATAATATCTCTACCAGCTTTTACTTCACCTTGTGTTCGGTCAGTGCTAAAAATATTTGAAGGACCACCTCTTTGTTCAATTTCGTTTGCAATAATTATCCGTCTCGGATTATCTGTTTCTAAAGCACGTTTAAAATCTGATGATTGTTGCTCTAGTAAAGGTCTATATGCATCAGCAAAATCTTCAGGTGTTTTAATATTTTTAAAATCAATAGTACGGCTAATTAGAGGATCGCCAGTACCTCTAGGGTGAGCAATATTAGTTTTTGTTTTGTCTATATTTAACTCACCTAATGCAGCCAATTCAGCTCCTTTGCCAGTTCTACCTTGGTGTGCGGCTTCAGCAAGGCTAGTTAAATTTTGTCTAACATTACCAAGAATATACCCCTCATCTTTTAAAATTTGTAGGCCCATTTCCCTTACACCTGGCTCTACATTTTGAACAAGATCTCCAGCACTTCTAAGTGAATACATATGGTGAGCAGGATCGTCAGGAAGAACTCTAAATGAGTTCATAATACGTTCTTCTAAATTACGACCTAATTTTGTAAATTCTTCTTTAGAAATACCCTTGCGACGTGCATCATCCATCATGTCTGCATAAGTACCAGAAGTATCCACAGCTAAAGCATTTAAAAATCTATCTAATTTTTTTAATTGACTAGGTTTTTTTCCAGTAACCTGTTCTCTAATCAAAAGCTCTGCTTTGTATTCTTTTAACGTTGTAATTGCCCAATTTTTTAAATCATAAAGCTCTTTATCCATTAATTAATATACTCCATAATTAGTTTTTCACGGAGTCTATTAACTCCAAATTTATCTCTCATCCAACTAAGGACTGGTGTACTTCCTTTATCCTGATTACATCTGGTACAGGCGCATACAACATTCGTTGCGACATCCTCTCCGCCACGAGCGCGAGGATGAACATGATCGATAGATAGTTGACTAAGGTCATAAGTTTTTCCGCAATAGATACAAGTATGGTCAAAGTGTTCCTTAATAGAGCGCCTCCACAGACGCTTAGCTTCTGGTGAGGTCATGACTATTAAGTTGTAGAGGTAATCGTTAGGGGTAGGAAGTAGTGGGGTCATGCGCGTCCTTTACGTGCTCTGTTTTTTGATGCTGCTTCGAGAAATGTCTTTCCATTTTTCTTATGGGATACATCCTTGCCATCGCCGTTACCGTAGGTACCACGTTTACGGTTTTCTTTATTTAATGCAGATCGTTTAGAGATCTGTAATTTAGAGCCATCATATTTCTTTTGGTAAGATTTATAATTACCATTAGCATATTTAGCACCGCTATAGTTAGAGCTTCGAGCCATATAGTCTCCGTTGTACAAGTTCAGGATCAACAGTTGGCATAATACTAACTAGCTTATCTAGTGGGCTACCTTCAAAGGCGACACCACTAATATCATTTTTAGATAACCAATCACAAGCTGCTTTTAGATCTTGTGTGGAAGCCTCACCCGATTTAATACGGGCAAGGAATTCCTTTGTAACAAGATTATGCAACTCATTGAACTGGTCTTCAGTTGCTTTCTTGTTTGTCATTTAGCTTTTTTAGCTTTAGCTTTAGGTTTAGCTGGTGCTTTAATTTCGTAACGAACTTCATTAGGTTCATGTACAAGATGTGATTCAGCACGTACTGCTTGCTCTTCTGTTTCGTATGTACCAATCACCTTATTGGTGTTTAGGTCAAGAATTTGATAAGACATAATTAGGTTTGGTTTTTAAAGTTACTGTCAAAAGCTTTTTTATCAACTTTACCCTGTGCTTTTTTAGGTTGGTATTGGTAAGGGTTTTGATAGCCAGGACCATATTTTTTAGGATCACCACCACGCTCTTTCAACATATCCTCTTTCATTTGCTGCATGTGAGTTTTGTTTACGGGTCTAGCCATAATTAATTCCTTAATACAATTTGATCTAATTTATTTTCGATGCGTATCATATGGTCTTCCATACGTTGCACCATTACTGATAAATCAGCTTTTGATACGTAATCTTGAGCTACACTTAATTCAAGTGTATCAATACGTCTATCTAGACCACCAATGCGATCATGTACGTTATTTATTCGGTTGTGTAATCTGTTATTTAATGCTGCACCGCCTGCGATACAAGCAATGACAACAGACACTATTGCTTCCATTTATTCAAGAGCCACGATTGGTACAATGTCATTACATAAAATTTCTACGCGAGATCCAGGTCTAAAAGTAAAACCTGACTTCATTATTTCAGTGCATTTTAAAGCTCTGACTAATTCATAATCAAGACGCATCTTCTGTTCGTGTTTACGTGCGATACCTTTACAGGTTTCAATCATGCCACCATCTAATGGCACTGAAAAGCTAATTTGTGCTCCCCAGTTATTACTTTTAGTATAACTTTCTCGTGAGTAAGGTACTGTATCATTACCCATATAAAATGGTGATAGCTGCATGGTTGTACCGTTACAGCTATTATTACCATGAAAATATTGTCTAGACGGTGCTCCATTATTTTGGAACTGTACCGCCTGATTAGTTACGTTACCTGTAGCTGCTGCCACAGGATTTGATGTATTTTGAACCTTAGGTTGTTCGTTAGCAAACGCTGGGTTTACTGAGAAAAGACTGATAAGGATGTAGTAGTAGATACTTGTTGAATAGTTTCTGTTATGAGACTGTCTTCGACAATACCTGCTGCCCTTGTCATAATTTCTAGTTGAAATTGATCCCCAGCATTTGTTACTGAATAAGTTGTGGAAGAATCTTTGATGTCTCCACTGGGTGTTACGTTTGTTCCTGACCATGATGAATATGCACCACCATAAATATTAGTAGCAATAGTGCGATCAATATCAATAGTAGTTGTAGTGGTTGATTGCATTGAACCCTGTGTAAAATTAGGGGTTACTTGTGCTGCAGCTGGGCTAGCCAGCAATAAAAATACTAATAAGCTTTTCATTCGTCTTTCTTTTTAGGATCTGATGATTTACTATTAGATTTATTATTAGAAGTAGATAATCCAAATGTAGCAAGTGCTCCTGTAAATACAGAAGCTACAAACGTAATATCACCACCACTCTGACCTTTTTCAATCATTGGTAGATTGACATAGTTCAAAGTTATAATGAATCCACTCCATACCACAACACCTAGACGTACAAACGTACCTAGGATTTGAATCTCATCTTCAGTATTTTCCTTGACTTTTTCTAAGAAGTTTTTGGGCTTTCCACCTTCTTCTTGTTTAACTTGCTCCATGCTTGTTTAATTATAGGTTTAAATACCATCACTAAATATTTAAATAGTGATTGTCCAAGTAATGTAGCTGCAACTGATATAAATGCTGTAGTTGCTGCTGTAGTCATAATAGTAGTAGTTGGCATTGGTACTTCAATGTCAGTAAAAGGTACTTCTATTATTTGTGCTTCTGGTGGTACGTAGGGTTTAATTGGTGGAGTAGTTGTTTTAGGTTCTGTTTTTTTAGGAGGTGCCTCATCTTCTGTATTTATTCCTTCTATACCTATAGGTGGTCTAAGTGTATTAGGAGGTACCACAAGAGGTTTGTATGAAGGCAAATCAGCCTGTGGTAACTCTAATATTGGTGTAGGTATAGCGTATGCTTCAGGTAGCACTAACGAAGGAAGTTTGGGCGGATCAGCCCATTCCATTATTTAGATGGGAACAAACCGTTACGAATAAATTCAACAGCTTTGTCGTCAATATCGTTATCAGTTGATTCAACAAGTTTTTCTAGCATTTCTACAATCAATGCTTTAACACGATCTGATTTAAGAAATGAAAATAAGATTGGACGGATAAGTGTAATCATAATTAAGACCAAGGAAGACCAGATGCTTTTGTAGGAGCTGCTTGCTCATCAAGTTGTGCTTGAAGTGCTGCTTCAATTTCAGTTACTTTTTCTTCACCGCCAAGTGCTTCTTTTACCCAACCAACAACTGTCTCTTCTGTGAGATCAGCAAAAGGTACAAGGGTCTCAGGCTTTTCAAAGCCAATTGAACCGTAAGCACCTGCCTTATATGTTTCGTTAGCAGCATTAATAGTATAATGAGCAGTAAATACATAACCGTCAGCAGTTTCGCGGTCAAGCTGTGCAATGTTCCAAGTAGTAGTTGTAGCCATGTTGTTAATTAAAATGAGTGAATAATACCAAAGCCCCATGGAAACACGGGGCGGGTTGCCGCTAGGCGATACCAGCATCAGATAGACGCTGTTCTAGGGTTTCGATACGCTCCATTGCTTCTTGAAGTGCTTTGACAGCCTTCATGTAGAGCACCGAGTAATTGACGCTCTTGGTGACGGTGCCAAGGTCGTTACCGTCTTCATCGCGGTCAGGAGATTCGCGAACAAGACCGGGGGAGACAAGTTCGACTTCTTGGGCAATTAAACCGATTTGGGGGTGGGTTTGGTGCTGTGTCTCGGCTTTCAAATTGTAATTACGTACTTGAAGAGCCTTAAGGTCATCCCACTGAGAGTTAGCATCAACAACGTTTTCTTTTAGTTTCAGGTCGGATAAGGCGCCGTAAGAGTTTGTGGCGTTTTGAAGCGATCCGTCTCCTTCGATTCTGCACTTCTGGACGCCATTATTATAAAATCTTGCTAGGCCAGAACCGTTGCCAACGGTAGTAGTGGTATCAAGATCAAAAGCGTTGGTTCCATCGCCAGCATTTGCAAGAGTTACCAAAGGTGCGCTGCCAAATTGAAGTTTAATTTTTCCATTTATATTCAATTTTTCGCCAGTCGACGTTGTTCCAATACCAACATTGCCCGAGCTGTCGATTCGCATCGCCTCACTACCTTCTGTCGTGACAACAAAACGACCATCCGTACCAGTGTCAATTACTTCTGCACTGGTATTGCCTTCAGTAATGCTGTCAGTACTGCCTGCGGCTGAAGTAGCCCAAGACATATTTCCACTACCGTCAGTACTTAATACTTGACCTGCAGAACCGTCTGCTGTTGGTAAGTAATAGGTTGTTGCAGTAAATGAAGACGGGGGTTTAATCGTCAGGAAGTTATTTGTAGAACCACCATAAAAAGCAATGCCTCTTTGAGTACTTGTATCATTCATTATCTGGAAATCACCACCTTCGTTCATACTCAAGTGATGGACACTATTTGAACCAAAATACAAATCTAGGCGATTAGTTGCAAGCTCAAACCTACTAAGTATGCTATTTCCGAGGTTACCAAGAGTTGATAATGAAGAAATTGATGTACCTCTTAAAGTAGGCGTAGATCCTAAAATTATACTTGCACCAGTTATACTTGCACAGTAAAGCGGGCCACCAGCAATGTAAACCTCACCATCATGCCCTGAAACATCATTATCTACACTAAGAGTTATGTGTCTGGCAGCGGTAATAGCAATATCTGTATTAGTACCACTTGAAACAATGTCATGACCATTAACATCTAAATCACCACCAAGTTGTGGTGTAGTGTCAAAGACAACATCTGCTCCACCCCAAGTTGTAGTACCACTACCATCAGTCTTCAGTACATAACCACTTGTACCAGTATCATTTGGTAGTGTCAGCGTATAACTAGCTGCTGCACTATGAGGCGGTCCTTTGATCTTAATACCGTGAGAATTGGTTTCACAGTTAAGAGTAATTTGACCTGACCCATTTGTTGAGTCACCAGTTACAACTGGGATATTCTTTGTTAGATAACGATCTTCAGAATCATTAGCAAAATAACTCATATACACCCAAGAGGATGCTGAGCTGTCATACCGGATTCGTACAGTTAAGCCACTAGCACCAGTAAACCCAGCAGGCACGCCTGATAACGGGCTAAATGATTCAATACCTGTACTATCTGCAACCTCTACATAATCCTGATCAGCAGGGCTTCCGGGGATAGCTGCTACGTTTGCAACCAGCTCAAATAATACTGCAGAAGATACTGAAGCGGCTGCAGCATTAGCTGTAACAACTGCAGCACTAGCGTTTGTATTAGCAGTATTAGCTGTGGTTACAGCCGCACTAGCGTTAGTTGATGCTGTATTTGCTGTGGTTACAGCTCCGTTTGCTGTAGTAACAGCATTGTTTGCTGTTGTTTGCGCTGCTGCTGCCGCTGTTGTAGCTGAATTAGCAGTTGTAACTGCACCATTAGCAGTAGTAATTGCAGTTGCAGCATCAGTTGCAGCCGAGTTTGCCGTCGTAACAGCAGCACTAGCATTAGTAGATGCCGTGTTAGCCGTTGTAACCGCACTAGCTGCATCAGTAGATGCTGTAGTAGCTGTAGCACTAGCTGCGTTAGCTGTTGTTACAGCTGCACTAGCGTTGGTATCAGCAGTGTTGGCGGTGGTTACAGCACTGTTAGCGGTGGTAACAGCATTATTAGCTGTAGTTACAGCCGAGTTAGCTGTAGTAACAGCACTATTAGCTGTAGTTACTGCACCTTCAGCTGTTGTCTTAGCAGCGTTTGCCGTAGCATCAGAAATACCTACATCAGTTTCTGATTCTTGCGTAACATATAAACTTTGAGTAAAGTTTTGGTTTAGATCTTCTGCTTTAATAGCAGAACCAGGGAAGAAAGTAGAGCTAAGAGTATCAATAGCTGTATCCCTAAAGATACGAATAGCTACACCATTAGCTGGTGCTGTAGTAAATGAAAGCGTTGTAGCGTTGGCAAATGTAAATGCAGTTGTAGCAACAGTATCAAGTGTTACCTTGACATCTGATTGTTTTAAATATTCAAATGTAAACGAATAGTTCGTTGTCGAACCATCTCCTGTGTATAGATTTTGTGTAGTTGCCATTAGTAACGAATGTTAAGGGTTGAATCAATTCCAGGCATTAAACCTTGTTCAGCTCTTTGATCAGTCATTTGTTTTTCAAGAATACGTTGTTCAATAGAAAGACGTACTGGTGATTCCAATTCACTGAAAGCTAATTCTTCAGCATCTTTTAGTGCTTTATCCAGCATCATATGGATCTGGTCATATTTACCAATAGGTACTTGATCAGATTTTATACCACGTCTTCGTGCTTCTTGTAGTTCATTAATAGTATTACGTGCATCAGCTGTACGCATAATATTTTTGATTTGATCTCTGAAATAACCCCTTTTACCCATAAGGCTGCTTAATTCAGCACGTTCAGTATTAATCAAGTCAACGCCATTACGTTTTTTAAATGCACTGGAGACATCATATTCAATATCATAAAGAAATTGCTCTTCTTTAGACATTGCAGGATGTATCTTAAGTGGTGAGTAAGAATTATAAATGCGTTGTAGCATTGTATATTTATTAGGTGCTTCACCTGTTACAGGACTAATTACAGTAGGTAATCTGTTAGCAGGGTCCATAACACCAAGTAATTGGTTACGATTAGCAAGATTACTAATTATATCATTATTAATTTCTTTTAAACCACCATCTAAAATCTTACCGAATTCATTACGTAAGCCACCTAAAGGTCCAAGTGAGTTGATTTGACCAGCAGCAAAAGTAGAAGCAGCATATTGATTGCCACTTAAAGTTTCTACAAGAGGACGTAAAGAAGACAAACCAGCTTGATCAGTTAAACCAGCTGCAAGTACAAAAGCTGCTTTTTGAAATAAATTCTCTGTAGCTGCTTCACCAAGCATATCAAAGTTATCAGCAATGTTAGCTACAGTAGCAACCCAATTACTTAAACCAGGACCAAGTACTTCGTTATATTCAACTCTAATACCACCAGGTCCAATAACTGAACGATCTTTCCAGTTACTATTTTTAGTACGTGCTCTTTGCAACTGTCTGTCAACATTACCGTCACCTGTAATACTAAACAAACCATCACCAAATAGTTTATCTTTTAAAACAGAACCAACAGCTAAAGAAGTTACAAAAGTACCAATTGCTTTCTTACCTAATGTTTTATTTTTTAGGTCTACAATAGCATTTAACCTAGCTGTTTCATCCATTTGAGTTATTTTATAACCACGATTAGTAAGAATATTTTCTACTAATTCAGGTTGTTCTATAAATGTTTCGACAGAAGTATAAGCTAATTCATTTACATCTCGTTGGAAAGAACGTAAAGGTGCAGGTAAATAATCATCAGCTACTCTAACCATATTAGCCATAGTTCCGGGGAACAGGATAAAAGGTCTTAGTCCAGGTATTTCTTGCAGAAGACCATTTAGTTGAGTATTTAGTCCAGTGTCAAGGTTTAAAGCAATCTCTCCAGTATTATATTTGACTGCTTCATCTGCAATAATACCGTTTTCATTAAACATACTATTGTATTCTTTGTCAGCAATCTTTTTAATATTAGCAGGAGTTGCTTCTTTCCCAAGACGTTCTAGCTCATCCATAGCACGGAAACGTGCAGTAGCATTAGCTAGGTTAGCAGAAGTAAAGCCATCAAAACCAGTAAAGAGATTAGGTGTAATTCTAAATACAGGATCAGTTGCCATATGTTGTAAACTCTCATATTGATCTACAAGAAATTTAAAACCAAGGTTACCTTTTTCTGCTTCAAGTCTAGCAATGTTTTTGTATTGTGCTAGTTTTTTTTCATTCTTAATTACTAAGTCTAACCTAGTTGCACCTGCTACACTATTAGGATTTTGTGATGCTTTCATGAATAACTTACCAGCATAAGGTAAGGCTTTCATTTGAGTATCAAGGATAGAATTGTAAGCCATCCAACCACGTTGAATAGACTTAAGATCTTTCCGTAACATAGCACCAGCAAAATAAGACACTGGTTCTGCAACTAATCCACTTAAGTTACCATATAAAGCTCTACCAGCTGTGCCAGCAGAAGACAAAATAGAATTAAAGAAATTAGCTCTAACAGCTTGATCTAAAATATTAGGTGCATCAGGAGTGCCATCAATAAGTGGTCGCCAACGAACAAAGCTATTAAGAATATCTTCATTCATTTTAGTAATACTATTGATCTTACCGTCACTAAGTTCATATAATTCAAGGAATGAATCAAGAACTTCTGGGTTATTCTCTTGTAAATACTCCCAGCTTTGGGTAAACCTATCACTTTCGTCTTGAATAATACGTAAAGCTTGTGGTGTATCCTCTTGTATTTGTTTAACAAGTTGTTCAGGTGTCTTACCGAATGCACGGGCGCGTTCACCTAAACGCATAATACCACGTTTCTTATCTAGATAATATTTAGTAGTACCTTGTAGTTGTTGTAGGTATGCAAGATTATCACGAATCTTTTCTTTAGCTTGATCAACAGCAGCTGATCCTCGGTTAAGCCTAACACCTTCAGATAGGTCAGCGATTTGACCTGATAAAGAAGTAGCAGTATAAGCTTGTGCTTTAGCAATATCCATACCAGTAAACTCTTTAGCTTGATCATTAATCATCCTAAAGATACCAGCATAACCTTCATCAGTTAATGTCTCGACACCAAACTCATTTTTTACAATGACTGGATCAAGAATCTTACGAATCTCATCAACACCAACAGTAGGGTCAAACAATTCAAGTACTAATTTATCACCTTGTTCAGAGATTTCATCAAAACTAATTGACCAATCAGCTGCTTCCATACCATAACGGTCAGCATCTTTAAGTTGTTTGGTAAGACCAAGTGTAACTTCTTCGACACCACCTGGTGTAGTAATAGCATACTTACGAGCAGGTTCACTAATAAAGTTACCTAAACGACCATAAACTGATCCTTTGTTTTTAGCAACACGTACTGCATCAACACTAGCACCAATGATACCGAAATCATCAAGAGAACGCATCCCAACTTCATTCCAATCATAAAGGTCGTTTACACCTTTTAATGGAACATTAGCATTAGGATTCATAGCTTGATTGTAGTAACCAAGCTCATCAAGATCTGCTTCTTGTTTAGCAGCATACCTAGATAGCTCTTCTACTGCATCATCACTTTTAGCAGCTGGTGTTAATTCATCAATAATCTTTTTAGCTTGTGATGTCTCACCTACCATTTTAGGTGCTCTTTTAAATACTTGTCCTACTTCATTAATTGCAGAACCAAACTTACCAAGAAACCCTACAAATGGAATAAGAAAACCAAGACCTAAATCTTCATTAATGTTTTTAATGCGTTTTTCATCAGCACTATCAGTATCTAGTGTAGCCCAGCTATCAGGAATAAAATCATACTGTGGTGGCAGGGCTTTTTTAAGAGCACCGAAAGCATTGTCTTCCTCATATTCAGAGCTGAATGCACCGACAGCAACACTAGCACCTGCTTCTATACCTCTGTTTCCAAGGAACTTCATGAAGGCAGTGTTACCTAACCTATTAATTGCGTTACCGGCTCCTAGAGCTGTAGTAGAGGCACCTTGTGCTTTAGCTGCTAATGCCACACCAACACCTTGAAGGGCTAATGTAGGAACAACAACAGAAGAAATAGATCGTGCTGCTGATGCTACACCATTTTCATAAGGTGTTACCTTAGGAATCTGTGCACTTTTTGGTAGGAATTTATTAGCTAAATCAGTGATTGGATCTAATACACCACCAATAGGAACAGCAGATGCTAGTTCAAAAGCATATCTAGGATCAGTAGCAAAACCTTCTACGTCACTTCCAATACCACCGCCCATTTGTAAACGGTTCCATTCCCCACGGCTCATACCTTGGGCTTCGTAGTAAGAATAATCTTTACTTGGATCAAATGATTCAGCAGCCATTTCTGGTTGCGTTGTAACCTCACCCGTAGGTGCAGGTTGTTCAATTGTTGGTGCAGTTTGACTTCCCGTAGGAAGTTGTGTCTCTTGTTCTTGAAGTTGCTGTTGTTGCTGTTCGTAAGCATCAACTCTCTGTTGAATTTCTTCTAGTTGTTCATTAGAGAGTTGCTTGTTACGATCTTCTTCACTCAACACATATTCACTGCCAACATTTGAATAATCTAATGGATCGTTCATGTTGTTTGTTTTTTAATTAATTTTGACTAAATCCAAAGCGTTGCATTGCTCTTTCTCTATGTGGACCCATTTTTGCAACACCACTTCTAGCAGAAGTTCCAAATGAATCACGTGCATCTCTATTTGCTCCAGGGTTGCCAGCAAGAACTGTAGTATAAAGATCTTCTAAAGTAGCACCTTGTGTGGACATACCTGCTTTTGCAAATCTATCCTGGAAGTATCTCTTCACAGGACCACGTAATTGTTCTTCAAAAGACATGCCTGGTACTACACCATAAGCAGCTCTTTCTGGTCCACCGAATTGAATCAAACCTCGATAATTACCACCTTCGCCACCAACAATACCTGGATCATAAGTACCGCCAGTTTCAAATCCAATAATAGTAGCAAGATCAATAGGGCTTACACCTAACTCTCCAGCAACCTCTACAAGTGCATTTGTCTGTTCAACAGGTGCAACTCCAGTACCAGTCATACTAGCTCTCAAAGGACCAGCTGTACGTGTAATGTGCGCCGCACCACGAAAAAGTCTAGTTTCAGACATTCTATCAAAATCTGTAAATAGTTTTTGAACTGAAGGTACTTGATCAAAGATAGCTTCTTCAGCTGGTGAGGGTGTTATCAACTTTCTATTCGTACCATACTTTTCATTAGAGGCTTGAATCTGTGCATTAATAGCAGCTATAGGGTTTATTCCTGCAAGTTTAGAAGCATATTGAATATTTACTGGAATCTTAAAAGTACCATTATCAGCATAATAAGAATTTATAGTAGTTTCAATTTGAGTTTCAGACAATACAGCATTTGGTATACTAAAGATACTACCAACGTTTGCATTATTTTTTAAAATAAGTTTATTTAATTCATTGCGTTGTTCTTGAGAACTAGTTGATAATGCTTGAGTAGTGCCTTGAATGTTTGGGAAAGTTGGTTTATTAAGTGCACCTGTTTCTGTATAAAATTTGTTTGTTTTATCTGTTGCACCTTTAGCAACATAATCTGTAAGCTGTGCATAAGCTTGATCAGCAGCTGCATCAACAGGAACACCTTTATCAACTAAAGCTTTAAAGAAATATTTGTATTCATTTTTAAGAGCATTAGTTACCATAATAGTTGTACCAGAACCTGGTCCTTCTACAGTAGGATCAAACTTTGTTAATGTCTTAGCTTCAGAAACTAAACTCTTCTGCATTGCAGCATACTTAGGACCATACTTAGCTGTTTCTTGTTCTTTTAATGCTTTAATAGCAGCGAGTTGTAATTTAGGGTTTTCAATAGCATCGACAAACTCTTTGTCTAACGTTTGGGTTTTAGCTCTAGTTTGAATAGCTGCTACTTCAGCATCGTAGTTTTCTTTTAACGCTGCTTTCTTTGCTCGTAAATAACCACTAGGTAATGATCCATTAGGGAATCTTTCATAGAATTCTCTTTCAAATGTTGCAGCACCTGCTAAGTCTCCTTGTGCGTCAGCATTTTCAAAGTACTCTTGCATTTGTGGTACAGCACTATCAGCAAAATCTTTGGCTGCTAATTTAGCATTATTACGCTCAACACGTTTGTAGTCTTCCTGAGCCTTACGTCTAGCAGTTAAAGCATTTTGATAACGTTGGCTATTACCACGTTCTTCAAGAACAGTCTTTCCACTAGATGTAAGAATTTGAGCGTCTAGTTCTTCTATTGAATGTCGAAATGAACCATCAGCATTTTGAGCAGAGTATAATTTAAAATAATTATCTAAAGCACCTTTTGTACCAACCTTAGGGTTTTTTACATCTAACCTAAAGGCCATATCAAGTTGACCGCTAGTCCTTAGGTCTTCTGCTTGTTGAGTAAGACCAGTATAGACTCTATCAGTTGCAACAGCTGCTGACCTTCGTATCGAAGTAGAAGTAAAGTCATCAACAAACTTATTAGACCTTTCTAAAAAGCCAGGTTCAAGGTCATTAATATTTAAACCAGTTGATCCATACAAAGCATTCTGTACTTGACCCAGTACAATACGCATTTTATCAGGATCGCTCTGTGCTTCTATACCAGAAAATTTATTACCTGCTTGATCAGTAAAAGCCTCTTCAGTACTTTGAAGTGCTCTATTAACAAGCAGTGGAGTTTGTTCTATAATAAGTTCATTATAGTAACCCTTTTTCCAATAGTAACCTCTACCAGGATTAGATGCAAGACCTTTAGCTGTTTCTAAAGGTGAGTCAAAACCTAAAGCACCGTCCCGCATAAGCGTAGCGTCTAATTGTTCTGTTTGAACAGGAATTTGACTTTCAGCTATTGCAAAATTATTTTTTAGTTCAGGACTATTAAGATACTCTTGACGACGGAATTGAGCACCTTCTGCAGTCTGATCCTCAATCATCTTTTTGGTTCTTTCAGCAGCCACCTTGCCGGCAGTTACACTGAAATCAACTAATGATTTTACTGTTGACTCAATTGCTTTAGCATTAGCATCAGCTTGTTGTAGCTTTGTTTTTTGTTCAGCTTGGATGCTTAATTGTTCACTTTTTAAATTAGCCTGTACAATTTGCTGATTTCTTTCTCGTGCACGCATTTCATAAGCAGAGTTTTCCCGCATTGCTTGCAGATTCTCTCGCCGTTGTTGATTTGTAGCGTCACGTTGTTTTTCTAAGTTACGGATTACCCGGTTACTTTCTTCTTCCATTCGAGCAATACCAGCCCTACTAAGTTGAATAGGTTGGAATCCTCTTGGTTTTGTAGCGGGTTGGTATTGTAGTCGTGCCATAGTTAGTTAATTAATTAAGGAAGAAATGATGATGTACTGCCTGCAAGATTACCAAGAGGGGAGGTTCCTCCAAAAAGTCCCGATCCACCAAATAAAGACCCACCACCAACGCCAATACTACCGCCAGCAAGAGTACCAAGACCGCCACCAAGCGCTGGAGCAGCAAACCCAAGAGCTTTAAAAGCAGCTGCACCAGGACCAAGTGCAAACGAAGCTGCTTGCAATGCTAAAGGTGCTACCGCTGCAAAACCTGTGTCTACACGTGGCCCTTTAGGAATGTATACTTCTCTCATAACTGGTGCAACAAATTCACGTTCTGGTGTCATTTGTGGTTCAGGTGCATAATCAAATTCTTCAGGGAATAGGTTGAGGTTTGCTTCAGCTTGAAGATTGGCTTGCATTTTTTGCAGTTGAATCTGTTGGATGTTACGACCCGCTTGGCCTGCAGCACTACGCATATTAGCCTCAAGAATTCTATTGTTATATTTAACTTCTTCTTTAGCTGCGTTAATACCAAGTTCAATCATATCTAAATTAAGACCAACCTGTGTTTCACCAAGACTAGCATCAACTCCTACTTTTAATAAATCTACAGCAGCTTTATTTCTAGAACCAGATAAGCTTGCATCAAGAGCAACTAAATCACGAAAAGATTCAGCAGCAGTAGATTGTAAGGTTTTTTTACGTGATACACCTGATTGACCTAAGGCAGCTCTACCACTTTTTTGTAAACCTTCTACAAACTTAGCTTCTTTTTCAAAAGTATTTTTTGTAGTAGCTTGATTTAACTGTTGTTGGATAGATTCATTACTAATTCTACGATTACTTTTGATACCGTATAATTTAACACCTTGCTCTAATTTCTGAATGCCGCCCCTTTTTATCTCATTCATTAAATCAGCGTGCATAGCTTCACGTTGAAACGCTTGCTGTAGGGCAAGGTCTTGGAGAGAAGCTTGCTGATCACTAATTGCTAATGTTTGAGCTTGCTCATTAAAACCAGTTTGTCGATTATAAATGTCTTGACTTTTTTCGTAAGAAGCTAAAGATTGTGCATATTGATAATCTTGAATTTGCTTACCATACTCCCAGTTAGTAAGGGCAGTTTCATATGCATACTCACGTTCTGCATAATAATTTGCTTTTTCTGCGTTATGTAGATCTTTATTGTATAAATACTCGGTACGGGCTGCACTTTTCCCTGCTTTTCTAGCATCTCTTTCAGCAGCTCTTGCTTCTTTGTTTCTGTCCCTGCCTGTAAATATATCAGTCCATGACATAATTAAGTCCTCCTATAGAATCGTGGTGAATAAATACCTTCCCATGTCATTGATACTAACGATACAGGGTATGGAAAATTGCTTGTCACTTTAAGTTCAAAATTAGTATTACGTTGATGGATTGGTATAGTGAATTGATGTTCTTGTGCTATAGGACTACTATCTGCTATGTAAGTATTAGCATCAGTTACATACTCTACATT